CAGACTGTCGGGCTTTACACGTCAGGATTTCCTCGCATTAATGACGGCGGGCCATGATACTTACAGTCGCGCTCGCGTCATCGTGAATATTTAAAGCAATCGATCTCAAACGCTCAACCGAGCGCTGACGGCAACCAGACCCCTCACTTTTTTTAAGCGAGGGTAAAGAAAAAGGTACTGTCAGCGCTTTCAAATGCACCGCGCCCTCTTCGACCCCGATATTTGCAACGATAGTATAGCAAATTTGGGTACTTTAATTGAATCAAGTTGCCCAGAAAGGAGCAAATATGGCATCTGAAAAGCCCAATGTGGTATTTGATTTTGAGAATGTCTTCATCCTTCAGCCGGGAATGAACATCTACGTGAAAACGGCCGACATCTGCTCCCTTCTGGGCGTGTCCAATCAGTGGATTGGGCAGCTTGTTTCACAGGGGACGTTGAACAAGGTGCAGACGGATTACGGGAAACTGTTCAATCTGACGGACAGCGTGAAGAACTACATGGATTCCCTGTCGGAGAAGGTCAAGAAGACCGAGGACGAGAAGAAGCTGGACAAGGCGAAGATGGCGGCTGATGTGAAATTCAAGGCCGCGAAAGCAACTATGGCCCAGTTGCAGGCTGATGAACTCAAAGGGAAGATGCACAGATCGGAGGACGTGCAGGCATTCACGCAGAGCTTGGTTGACACGATTCGTCAATCGCTGCTATCCCTCCCCGGCCGTATGGCCGTTGAACTTTCTCTGTGTGATACTGCGGAAGAGTGCTCAGTAATCATCAAAGACACCGTGAAGGACGTGCTTCGGGAACTCTCTGAATACGAGTATGACCCGGAGAAGTACGAAGATATGGTCAGAGAAAGGGAGAACATGTCCGAAAGAGCAGAGGATGATTTAGATGATTTCTGATGCAGCCAAAGTCGAAGCCAAGGCCGAAGCAACAGCCAGAGCCAAGGCCGGGGCGCGCAAACTGAATCGGGAATTGAAAAAGCAGATAAAGGCTTTTCAGGTTCCCGATGATCTGACTGTATCACAATGGGCAGATAAATTCCGACGTCTTTCTCCCGAAAGCTCTGCTGAAGCTGGTCCATGGCGAACGAAGAAAACGCCGTACCTGAAGGAAGTGATGGACGCATTCACAGACCCGAAGATACGGCATATCGTGATGGTCGCCGCCTCGCAGGTCGGCAAGTCGGAGGCCATGAACAACATCATCGGCTATATCATCGATCAGGATCCCGGTTCGATTCTGATGATCGAGCCTACAAACGGAGACGCGAAGGAATACTCCAAGCTCCGTATTGCTCCGATGATACGCGATTCCAAGGCGCTGCGGAAAAAGGTTTCCAAGACGCTGCGCGGTGACACGGGGAATACGATTCTACAGAAAAGCTACCCTGGCGGCATACTGACAATGTGCGGTTCGACGGAAGCACATGCACTGGCATCAAAGCCGATCAGGTATGTCCTTGGTGACGAGCGTGACCGCTGGGCGACAGAAGCCGGGAAAGAGGGCGACCCGTGGAAGCTGGCCATGGCTCGCCAGAGGACTTTCTACAACGCGAAATCCTATGAATGCTCAACGCCGACAATCAAGGGTTATTCCCCGATTGAGAAAGCATTCAACGAGGGGACGCGGGAACGCTGGTGCTCCAAGTGCCCCCACTGCGGAGAATATCAAAATATCCGCTGGCAGGATATACGGTACGAGTTCGACACGGTTGAGATCGACCATGAGGAAACGTACATCGTCAATGAAGTATACTATGTCTGCCCGAACTGCGGGGGCATCTCATATGAGCATGAGATGAAGAAATCTCCTGCACGCTGGACAGCTGAAAACCCGGAAGCGAAAAAGAACGGCGTTCGGTCATTCTGGCTGAATGCTTTTTGTTCGCCCTGGGTGTCATGGAAGAAGATCGTCAGTGAATACCTGAGCGCCCGGAAGGATGCAAGCAAGCTGAAGGTCGTGTACAATACGCTGTTCGGTGAACTGTGGGAAGAACGAGGCGGGCTTGCCAACGAGGACGATTATCTGGCCAGACGCGAGGATTACAGCGCAGAGCTTCCGGACGGCGTGTTGGTATTGACTGCCGGCGTCGACGTGCAGGACGACAGGCTTGAATATGAGGTTGTGGGCTGGGGCCTGCGGAAGGAAAATTGGGGCATCAGGCGAGGCGTCGTCATCGGTAGGCCTGATACTCCTGAAGTATGGCAACAGCTGGATGAAATCCTTACTCGGATATACCGTTATGAGAACGGGAAAGGGCTACGCATCAGCATGACGTTTGTTGATGACGGTGGCCATTATACGCAGTATACGCGCCTTGAATGTGCGCGCCGTATCGGAATGAGAGTGTTCGACTGCAAAGGCTTCGGCGGTGATGGGAGACCGTACACTGCCCCGCCGAAAAAGGTCAAGATTGTTATTCGAGGACGCACCATAGGTGAGTGCTGGCAGTATCAGTTGGGCGTTGACGCTGGAAAACAGATGATCATGGACGGGCTGAAAATCCAGACCCCCGGCCCTCGGTTCTGCCATTTTCCTCTGAATCCTGAAGCGGGTTATGAGCACCGCTTTTTTGTTGGTCTATTGTCAGAGCATCTTGTCTACAAAGAGCACAATAGGAATCCGTGGGTTTGGGAGAAAATACCTGGGCATGAGCGTAATGAGGCGTTGGACTGTAGAAACTATGCGCTGGCTGCGCTGACAGCCCTCGCGCCTGATATGGACGCGATACTCAGACGCAGGAACGGACTGACAGATGATGCAGCGAAAAAACCGGCTGTCAGTAAACCCAAGACCGTAAACCCGCTCAACAAATACTACGATGAATGGTAGGTGAAAACAGATGGACAAAGCGACGGTTGAGAAGCGCCTGAAATACTGGCAGGACACACTCGGAAAACTGATGGACGCTTATACCTCCCTGTTGGAGGGCGGTGTGAAGTCATACACCATCGATGACAGAACCCTCACCAAATTCGACATACCATCCATCAAACGAGCGATCAATGACGCAGAGACGAAAGTTTCTGAATACGAGGCTCTGCTGAACGGAATGGCCCCGCGAAAGGCCTTCGGGGTAGTCCCTCGTGATTGGTGATCGGATAAATGCCCTCCGGGGCTTTTATCAGCGCAGCGGTACGGAGTTTCGCTCTCCTTTCGTCGATGCCGCTGCGCTTTATATTTCCAGGAATGGAGGTGAATAACCGTGGAAAACAACAAACGTCCGCAGGCCAGCGGGTACAGCGAAGCCGGCGCCAGCACAATCAGACGTGCACTGAAGGGATTCAAGGCGGTATCCTCTTCCCCGAACGAGGATATCAACTGGAATAACTACACGATGCGCCAGCGTGCCCGAATGTTGTACATGTCCTCGCCGGTTGCCGCCAGCGCGATCAAAACCAACAGGACAAAGGTGGTCGGCACGGGCTTGACGCTGAAGTCCAGCATCGAGCATAAGGCCCTGGGCATCACGCCTGAAGCAGCGAAGGAATGGCAGCAGAACACGGAGAGGGAATTTGCACTGTGGGCAGGGAAGAGGGAGAATTGCGACGCCTTGGGCCTGAACGATTTCGCAGGCCTGCAACAGCTGGTCGTCACCTCCTGGCTGATGAATGGTGATGTGTTCGCCCTGTTCCAATGGTACAAGGAAACGCCCATCAATCCGTATCAGCTGCGCGTCCACCTGATCGAAGCCGACAGGATCAGCACTCCGGTATCAACAGGGGTTGCCCCCATAAGCAGCATGACCGATGGGAAAAACCTCAAAACGGGCAACAAGATTTATGACGGCGTAGAGATCGATAAGCACGGTATGGTCGTCGCCTATCATGTCTGCGATACCTACCCGAATCAGAGGCTCCGTGAAAAGATGGAATGGAATCGCGTCGTCGCCTACGGCAAGCGGACCGGCCTGCCGATGATCCTGCACATCATGGATTCGGAGCGCTGCGACCAGTACAGGGGCGTGACCTACCTCGCGCCGGTAATCGAGAGCCTGCTGAACATCAGCAGGTATACGCAATCCGAGATCATGGCCGCGCTGATTCAGTCGTTCTTCACCGCGTGGATTAAGACGAATACCAATCCAGCGGCAATCCCGGTCAATGAGGTCGGCTATGGCGACGCAGATGAGCAGGCGGCAGACAGTAATGATTCTCACCTCGAAAACGAGTATCAGATGGGCCCTGGCACAGTGCTCCACCTGAAGCCTGACGAGGAAGTGGTGTTCGGCAATCCGAGCATTCCGACGCAGGGCTTCGACATCTTCTTCAAGGTGATCTGCCGGGAGATCGGCGCCGCGCTGGAAATCCCCTACGACACGCTGCTGAAGGAATTCAACGCCAGCTACAGCGCCAGCCGCGCCGCCCTCATGGAGGCGTGGGAGGCCTTCAAGATGCGCAGGCAGATGCTGGTCAATATGTTCTGCCAGCCCGTCTATGAACGGTGGCTCTGTGAGGCCGTGGCAATCGGACGCATCAAAGCGCCCGGTTTTTTCACGGATCCACGAATCCGCGCCGCCTGGTGCAAGGCTCGGTGGATTGGCCCGGTCCAAGGGCAGCTTGACCCGACCAAGGAAGTCAAAGCCGACATCCTTGCCGTTGCCCATGGATTCAAGACGCATGAGCAGGTGACACGCGAGATCGGCGGTGGCGACTGGAACGAGAACATGGAGCAGCTGGCCCATGAGAACGAAACCCTTGCTGCCGCTGGTGGTGTGAATCAGGACGCACAGCGGTTCAGCCAAGAACCGGATGACCCGGAGAAAGGAGACGGAGACGATGCACAACAAACCTGATTCCGTGCTGACGCGCCCGTGTTATACGCTGGCCGTCAACGGAAAGCACGTCGATATCACGATGTATGGTCAGATCGTCGAATCGCAGCCTACTGACTGGTGGGGTGAACCCATCAAAGGGCAGTTTATAATCCTGTCTGATTTTCTGGCCGACCTTGAAACCATCAAGGATGCGGACACGATCACCATTCACATGAACAGCGTCGGCGGTGATGCTTATTCGGCAATCGCCATTCATAACACCTTGCGCACCCTCCCTGCGGAAAAGACCGCAATCGTGGAGGGTGTGGCCATGTCTGGCGGCTCTCTGATCATCTGCGCCTGTGAGCATACGCAGGCTTTCGCCAATTCGCTGATTCTGTGGCACCATGCCTGGAGCTTCGTGTTCGGTGCCTACAACGCGCCGGGGCTGCACAAGCTGGCTGAAGGCTTGGAGGCCATGGACAAGAGCCAGGCAGAAATCTACATGCGCAAGACCGGTAAGACGCTGGAGGAAGTCATGGAGATCATGGACGACGAGAAGCATCTGACCGGCCGCGAGGCTCACGACATGGGCCTGATCGACGAGCTTGTGGACGAGGCAGAGGAGGAAGACCTCGATATCGCTGTCAGCGCCGACAAGCGCACGCTCTTTGTGAAGGGACATCAGATGCGGATTGCCGCCTTTGGTGAACTTCCGGAGGGCATCAAAGTGGTCGAAGCCGCACCCGCACCGGGGAGCGAGGGCGGTTTTGATAATATCGAGCCTGATGCTTCAGGCAAAGAAGGAGGTAGTAACCCTATGACCCTTGAGGAATTCCGTAAGGAGAACCCCGAAGCGGCTGCGGCCTTGCTTGCCGAGGCACAGGCAGACGCAAACAGCGCTGCGGTTCAGGCTGAACGCCAGCGCATTTCTGATATCGATGCCATCTCTGGCCTGTTCAGTGATGATGTCGTCAACGCCGCCAAGTACGGCGAGAACGCCTGCACTGCTCAGGAGATGGCCTACCGCGCCGCGGTGGAATCCGCGAAACTGGGCAAGAAGTTCATGTCCGACGTCCAGAAGGATTACAAGGACAGCGGCGCCAACGATGTGGGCGCTGCTCCTTCCTCCGAGGATGAAGACAAGCCCATGACCAACGCCGACAAGGAGGCCGCTGGCGAAGCCATGGCCAACAAGCTGTTCGGCAACAACAAGGAGGTGTAATCCATGGCCACCCGTGATCTGCATGAGAAGATCGGCTCTGTGGAGTTTGAAAAGCTGTTTGCGGGCATGCAGCCCCCGGCTATCGTGAAGCCCGGCGTCATCCGCAAACTCGGCACTGCTGGCACGCTGAAGCGTGGCACCCTGCTGGCGAAGTCCTCTGGCTCTGCCGGTGACGGCAAGCTGGTAATCTTCGGCACCACCGCCGCGACCAACGAAACCCTGACCGCCGACTGCGTCCTGTGTGACGACATCGAGGTCGGTACCACCGATGACGAGAATGCCGCCGTGTATGTCAGCGGCGATTTCAACGAGGCTGCGCTGATCGTGGCGACCGGCGCGACCATCACCGAGGACGACAGGGATGCTCTGCGCATGAAGGGCATTCTGCTCGGCACCGTGATGGAACCCTAAAGAAGGAGGGATGAATAATGTCTCTGCTTGTCAATATCCTTGACACCTACTACATGGCAGGCTTGTGGAAGGGCCTGTCCCCCGTCAACACCTTCTTCCGTGATCGGTATTTCCCCACCGAGGCGGGAGACATCTTCAAGGCCGATAAGGTGCTCTGCGAGTATCAGGACGGCGATACCGGCATGGCGCCGTTCATGGTCGAGCGCGCCGACCCGATCAACGTCGCTCGCCAGGGCTACGAGATCCACGACTACGCGCCGGTCTGCATCAAGCAGTCCCGCAACCTGACCGTGGACGACCTGAAGAAGCGCGGATTCGGTGAGGCTATCCTGTCCAACAGCACCGAGGCCGAGCGCGCTGCCAAGCTGGTGGCCGATGACCTGGCTCTGCTGGAGCGCCGGTTCACCCGCACCGAGGAGCTGCTGTGCGCGAACACCATGATCAACAACGGCTTCACCGTGAACGAGATGCTGGACGCGAACACTGTCGGCAACGTGGCGACCGTCCAGTACTACGACCCCAACCAGGGCAACGATGGCATCTACACCATCCCGTCCGCTGACCGCTGGGCGACCAACACCGCGTGGAGCGTGATCGTCGGTCATGTCCGCGCCATGTGCCGCGCCCTGTCCCGTCGCGGTCTGCCTCACACTGACCTGATCGTTGGCCAGGCCGTCGCCGACATCCTGCTGGCGAACACCGACTTCCAGAAGCTGGTGAACAGGGACAGCGGTATCATCATCGCCTCTCCCATCATGCAGGAGCTGACGAAGTACGACGGCGTTTCCCTGCTGGGCATCGTCAACTTCGGCGGCTACCGTCTGAACGTCATCGTCGTGGACGAGCAGTACAAGAGCGGTGGCAACTATGTCAACTACTTCCCGGCGAAGGGCATCATGGTCACCGCGCCCAGCTGCGGCCATCTGATGTACGCCCACATCGTTCACATGGACGATAACGGCGACGTCGAGACGATTGCCGGCAAGCGCGTCCCCGACCTGTTCGTCGATCGCAAGAAGAAGATCCGCGAGATCATTCTGGAGAGCCGCCCGCTGGCTGCGCCCAAGAACTACAGCCCGTGGGTCTACGCCGCCGACGCCGTAAACTGATAGGCTGGCAGAAAGGAGAGCAACACCATGACCACGATCAAGATCATCAGCGGCGTTTACGGGCATCGGCCCGAGAAAAGCCCCTATGTTATCCCGGTCACTGTCAACGATCCTCCCATCAGCGTGGAGGATGACGAGGCCGTTCGCCTGGTCGAATTGGGCGTAGCGGCCTACGTCGAAGATGAAACGCCCACCAGCGCCGTTGCAACGGCCCATGGGTGCGATTCTGACAGCTGCCCTATCGACCCCAGCCCCAAAGACGGAGGCGGCGAGAGCGGCGATTCTGCCCCCGGAGAGATCACCGGCACACTTGCTCCCGAAGCCTTGAAGGAGTGGAAGATGGACGACCTGAAGAAACTGGCTGTCGACATGGGCCTCGACATCAGCGGAATCAGGAAGAAAGACGATCTGATCCAGGCTATCGCAGCCGTCGAAGTGACGGTTCCGCCTGACGCCCCGGTTCTGGGTGTGGAGGACGTGATCGAATGAGCTTCAAGGACATGGTCAGAGCCGACAATCTGAATGTGTTCCTCGACCCGAAATATTTCGGGGAAGAGAGAAAGATCAGATATGACGGTGCGCTTTATGAGAACGTGCCATGCCTCTTAACCAAGCTGAAGGAGAAAGACCGCAACACGTCCATGAGAGACCATGCCCAGGGAATATACCTTGTTACCGCTACATTTCACTGTCAGCTCGAAGATATTGGAGGCGTCGTTCCTGAAAAGGGTGGCAAAATCCATATCGAGGACGACGGTTTCATGCAGCGGTATTTTGTCGCTCAATCCGGATGTGATGAAGGCATGGTGCGCTTGGAACTGGAGGCGCTGGACGAATGAGCATGATCAGAATTGAGGATGTCGGCCAGAATACACTTGACCGCGTAAACAAGGTTCTGGGCGCTGTCGGCAACGGCGGCGCTGCTGTTCGCGCTGTATATCAGGCAGCGAAGCGCGCAGGCGAACGAGGCCGAACGGAAGCGTCACGCTTTGCGGGCGCTGAATACACCATCGGCTCAGGCGGCTTTCTCGCACACTGTAAGATCAAGGTCAACGCCTCCGGAGGGGGCGGTGGCGCGTCATCCGTAAGCATCGTGTTTGCAGGGTCAGTAATACCGCTGATTGAGTTCAATACCCACTGGTCGAAAGGCGGTGGGTTGACTACTACGGTCAAGTCCGGCAGCACGGCTACGTTGGCTCATGCATTTGCCGCGCCGGTATATGGTGCGACACAGGCCCATGAACACAAGAATGGCACGACGGGTGGCGTTGAAACGCTGTATGGCCCGTCTACCGGACAGATGATGCAGAATGAGAAAATCATTCAGCAGATGGACAAGGTAATCTCCGAGACGTTTGAGCAGAGAATCGACCATGAAATCAGCCGCATTCTGGCTGGTCTGTAGGAGGCTGCATGAAGATCAATGACCCATTGCCCGGTCTTTCCAAGACGTCGCTCTTGGAGGCACTGAAGGAAAGGACGGAAGAGGCCACGTCCGAAATGCTATTGCCCGTGCAGATGCAGAAGGGCGACACCGAGGAATCGGAACGTGAACGTGCTGCCAGCGTCTACATCGGGCGATTGCCTGACACCAAACAGAACACGAAAAAGGCCCCATACATCCTGCACCAGATGGTCAACAGTGCGAACAAACAGAGATCGGGCGAGCAGTTGCAGAGCAAGGCGATTGTTCGTTCGATCTTTTGTGTGTACTGCGAAGACGAACAGGAGGGGACGCTGATGCTGATCAACCTGATGGAGCGGCTGCGGATATCGCTGCTGAAGAATCCGTTGATTGGCAACAACGCCTTTGAGTGTGATCTGTCAGAAGAAGATGGGGCGGGATTGGAAGATCTGGTGTACCCGGACGATACCTACCCCTACTATCTGGGCGAAATGATCTCGGTATGGGAGTTGCCGCCCATCAAGAGGGAGGTGCGATATTGGTAGAATCGGTCTATGTCTACATTGGCCCGTCCATTAAGGGCGTGATCCAGAAGGGCACGATTTACCCCGGCAGTCGTCAGGAGGTAATCGCAGCCCTTGACCGCGCGATACAGAAGTATCCGCGCATTCGCAACCTCATTGTCAGCGGCGATACCCTCGCCGTTGATCGTATTTCCGTAAAGACACCCGGCACGAGGCTGAGTTCGGAATACAAGAAACTCGTTGCCGAATTGAACTGAAGGAGGTAAAGAATTATGCCTAAGCATGGTGTATACGTCGGTGAGGAAAGCACGGCTGTCAGCACTCCCGTTGAGGTTGAAACCGGCGTTCCTTTTGTCGTTGGCCTGTCCCCGATTCAGAAAGCCGAGACTCCCGCCACGGTCGGCATTCCGAAGGTTTGCACGACCTTTGCGGAGTTCGTTGAGGCTTTCGGCTGGAGCGAGGACTGGGGGACCTATCCCCTGTGCGAGTTCGCCTACAGCCACTTCAAGCTGTTTGGCATGCAGCCCGCGATCTTCGTCAACCTGCTGGATCCCAGCACCATGAAAACTGCTGTGGCCGCTGCGGACAAGACCGTTGTCAGCAAGAAGGTCACGCTGACCGAAACCGCTATCGACAGTGCTGCCCTGGTGGTCAAGGCCGCTGGCGGCAATGGCGACCCCTACGTGAAGGATACGGACTATACCGTGTACTTCAACGGCGACGGCGTCATGGTGGTGGAGCTGCTGCCTGACAGCACCCACTACTCCGAGGCTTCGCTGAACATTGCCTATGATGTCGTGACCCCCGCAAGCGTGACCGCTGCGGCTGTGGCTGCTGGCGTCGACAAGGCTGATCTGTGCATGACCGTCCTCGGCATCGTGCCTGACCTGCTCGTTGCTCCCGGTTTCTCTCACCAGACCGTCGTGGCTGCTGTGATGGCGGCAAAAGCCGATTCCATCAACGGCATGTTCCGGGCCAAGGCGCTGATCGACCTGGACACCTCCAGTGTCACCACCTACAGCGCGGCTATCAGCGCGAAGAACAGCAACAACTTCACCGACGAGAACGAGATCGTCTGCTGGCCGATGGTGAAGCTGGGCGATTACAAGTTCCACATGAGCACCCAGCTGGCCGGTCTGCTGGCAGCTGTGGACGCGGAGAATGGCGCTCCCTATGCCAGCCCCTCCAACAATTCCATGCAGTGTGACGCCCTGATCCTGGCCGATGGCACCGAGGTCATTCTGTCTCTGGACCAGGCCAACCAGCTGAACTCCAACGGCATCGTGACCGTTCTGAACTTCATGGGCGGCTTCAAGTGCTGGGGCAACTACACCGCCTGCTATCCGACCAACACGGATGTAAAGGATTACTTCATCCCCGTGTCCAGGATGTTCGACTGGGTGGCCAACACCCTGATCGTGACCTTCTGGAACGATTTGGACACCCCGATGACCCGGCGTATGGTGGACAGCATCGTGGACACGGCCAACATCTGGCTGAATGGTCTGACCGGCAACGGCTACATCCTCGGTGGCCGGTGCGAGATGCTCGAATCCGAGAACCCCGACACCGCGCTGATGGCCGGTATCGTGAAGTTCCACATCTACATCACGCCGCCGTCCCCCGCCCAGGAGATCGACTTCACCCTGGAATACGACGTGAGCTACCTCGAAGAGGCGTTCGCGTAATCGAAAGGAGAGTGAAAAACCATGAAGCAGCCTGAAGCATATATCGATTTTGAAGTCTACGAGAACAAAACCAATTTCATCGGCATCGCCAAGGCCACGCTGCCCAACGTAAACTTCCTCACCCAGCAGATCACCGGCGCCGGTATCGCTGGCAATGTCGAAGCCGTCCTGATTGGCATGGTGGATGCCATGACCCTGGGCCTTGAATTCCGCAGCGCGACCGATGCGGCTGTCAAGCTGATGAAGCCCGAAAAGCACAAGATCGAGCTGCGCGTCGCCGAGCAGTACTGGAACACCACGAAGCGTGAGAAGGAGATCATGGCAGACAAGTATGTCTGCATCGTCATGCCGAAGAACTTCTCTCCGGGTTCCGTCGCCCCCGCGTCTGCTGCTGATGCCTCCGGTGAGTACAGCGTGTACTACTACGCCGGCTACAAGGACAAGAAGCCGCTCTGGGAGATCGACCCCTTCAATTACATCTGCAAGATCGGCAACAAGGATTACATGAAGCCCGTCCGCAAGGCGCTGGGCAAGTAATCCTACCCTGACCAACCGACGAAAGGAGAAAGATCATGGATAACATCACCAACATCAACGGCATGCAGGAAGACGAGATTGAACAGGCGAAGGTCGAGGCCAAGAAGGCCGAGAACCTGTTCAAACTGAAACTGAAGAAGCCCCTCTCCTATGAGGGCACCGACTACACCGAGCTCTCTTTCGACTTCGAAAACCTGACCGGCAGGGACAGCCTCGATGTCGAAAGGGAGCTTGCGATGCGCGCCATTCAGGTGGCAGTGCCCGCCTTCAGCGGCGAGTACATCATCAGGATCGCGGCCAAGGCCTGCACTGCGCCTGTCGGCTTTGATGCGTTCGAGGCATTGTCCCTGCGAGACTACAATCGGCTGCGGGGCAAGGTCAGAAATTTTTTGATGGCCTCGGAGTAATGGTGGGTGACAACGGGGAATGGTTACGAGCACAGGCGTTGATCATGGCGAAGAACTGGTCAACGCCTGTTTCTTTTTGGCTTTCCGTCACTCTCCGCGAACTTCGAGACTGGATTGATTCGAGCAATGAAGCGATTGCGAACATGAAGAATAACCGATGAGAGGAGGGCGCTGTTTTGCCGAGCTTCAAAGAATACCAGATGATGTTCCAGTTGAGCGCAACGACGAGCGGACAATTCCAGTCTGCTTTCTCCGGCGCTCAAAATCAAATCGCCCAGTTGCAGAGCAAAATAGACGCCCTCAACAAGCAGCAGAGCGACATCACGGCCTACACGAGGCAGCAGGCGGCGGTGGATAAGACGAGGGCCAAGCTGGAAACTCTGCGGCAACAGTATGACAATCTGAAAGCCGCCCAGGACAAAGCGGGCGGTTCAAACGTCGATCTTCAGAACAAGATGCTGGATAAGCAGTTGCAGATCGACAAAACCAGCGCCTCCCTCGATCAGCAGACCCAGAAGCTTGACGCCATGGGAGAAGCGCTCAATAAGGCAGGGGTTGATACTGGCAACCTTGAAGGAGAGAGCGCCCGGCTCCAATCGGAGCTCGGTAATCTCAAAGGGCAACAGGAAGAGGTTGCTGATTCTGCGAACGACATGAGCGAGGGTCTTAACAACGCAGTTCAGGCCATGCAGGAAGCCCTCATTGCCTCTGGCCTTGTGGACGTCCTGAAGCAAACATACGAAGCCCTGAAGCAGTGCGCGGAAGCCTCCATTGCGTATGAGTCCGCAATGGCCGGTGTCAAGCGTACAGTCGGCGGCAGCGACATGTTCATTAATGATTTGGGGGAATCCTTCAAGGAATTGTCCACGCAGATGCCGATTACCGCCGATGAACTGGCGAAAATCGCAACCACTGCCGGTCAGTTGGGCATTGCGCAGGCAAACGTAGAGGAGTTCACCACTGTCATGGCACAGTTGGCCACGACGACGGACCTGACCGCCGATGACGCTGCAACGATGCTGGCCCAGTTTGCCAACATTACCGGCACCACTGAGTATGACAGGCTCGGTTCTACCGTCGCAGAACTGGGCGACGCCACGGCAACCACGGCATCGAAGGTCGTTCAGATGTCTCAGGGTATGGCTGCTGCGGCGAGTATGGCCGGCATGGGTGAGACGGACATCCTCGCTATCGCTGCGGCTGTAGGTTCTCTGGGCATCGAGGCACAGGCTGGATCAACAGCCATGTCCACTCTGATTACCACGCTGAACAAGGCCGTCGAAACCGGCGACAAGCTGGAAGATTTTGCATCTGTTGCCGGTATGACGGCACAGGAATTCAAACAGGCATGGGCAGAGGACGCCGTAGGCGCTATGGACGCCTTTATCCAAGGCCTGAATGATACGGAGCGCAACGGCAAGAGCGCCGTCGTCCTGCTGGATGAACTGGGAATCAACAATGTCCGCCAGACAAAGGCCATCCTTGGCCTCGCGTCTGCGGGCGATTTGCTTTCCAATACCGTTGACCAGGCGAACGCAGCCTGGGAAAACAACACCGCCCTGACCGAGAAGGCCGGCATCATGTATGGAACCACCGAGGCAAAGCTGACCATGCTGCAAAACGCAGCCAACAATGTGAAGGTCGCGGTTGGCGACGCACTGACCCCTGCAATCGGTGGCGCTGCTGAAGTATTCACCCCTATTCTTCAGGGTGTATCTGAATTCATTGAGAAAAATCCAGCGATCGTTAAGGCGCTGACCACTGTCGTCGGCGTTGTCGCTGGTGTTACTGGCGGCGTCCTTGCACTGTCTGCGGCCATGAAGGTAGCCGCTGCTGCTGGTGCTATAATGACAGCTGCCATCCCTGGTTTGCCTGTCATCCTCGCTATTACCGGTGCCGTTGCCGCCCTCGCTGGTGGCATCGTTTATCTTTCCTCTGTGATGGGTGACGCGGGAAGGAGCTTCGAGGATTTAGATACAGAGTTCGACGATCTTATGACCCAGTTCGACCAGCAGCAGGAAATTCTTGATTTGGCTGATCAATACAGGGAATTGAGTGACGAACTGGACATCACCCGTTCCGCTATCAAGGATATTCAGAAAGCCGGTAGCGTCGGCATCCGCCTGTCAGCTGAAGTAGCACAGTCGGGCATGCTGACCGCCGATGACTTCCTGGACAGCACCAGCGTACAGTTGACGCCCGAACAGGCCAGCTACCTTGCGGCCTCTGATTTCATCCCGGATGGCACCCTGATTACACTGACCGCTGAAACCGGGAATACGCTGGCCGCTGCTGGTTTCCTTGACAATCAGAAGGTGCTGCTGACCGCCGAGGCAGCGAACCAGCTACTGGCGGCGGGCTACCTCGACGATGATACCCTCGCGCTGTACGCGGAGCAGGGCAACTACATAGAGGGCAAGGGTTTTGTCACTGACACCGAGATCGAGCTGACGCCTGAAGCTGCTGCCTACCTCGCGAGTTCCGATTTCCTCGAAGGAAGCTCCGTACAGCTGACACCGGAAGCTGCGGCGCTTTTGGAGGCAAAGGGATTCCTGACAGGCACCGAGGTCGCGCTGTCTCCGGAGGCCGCTGCATATCTGGCGGCTGAAGGATTCCTGACCGGCACGGATGTAAAGCTCACTGCTGAAGCTGCTGAAAAACTGGCCGCTGCCGGTTTCCTTGACGGTACTAACGTGACGTTGTATGGACAGCCCGCAGAGGACGGTAAGGTTGCCCCTGAAGACCTTGTAGACGGTACGACCATCACCATTACCCCTGACCTCGACCTGGATACGTTGACCTCAAAGCTGACCCAGCTGAAATCTGATATTTCCGGGGTTGGCTCCGATCTTTCCAGCGCCCAGGAGACGCTCACCACTCTGCAAAACCAGTATGATCAACTCAACCTGAAAATGCTGGCAACCAACGACAAGAAGGAGAAATCCGCTCTGTCGGCAGAGATGGAAGAACTCAACGAAGCAATCGCCGAACAGAAGGGTGTCGTCAATCAGCTGCAATCGCAGTATGACGGTCTGAACGCAGAGTATGAGGAAACGGATGCTGTTGTTCAATCCCTCAATGAGAAGGAAGCACAGTTGGCCGACATCAAGAACCAGTTGGCTGCGGCCTCCAACGGCGTTATCAGTGCCACCGAGGGTGAGACGGATGCTTTCAATGCGCAGCTGGAAACCGTGGAAGCCCTCGCTGCTGCAAAGCAAGCAGAACTCCGCGCACAGATTTATGATAATGCCACTTCTCAGGCGAAGAAATATGCGGCTGCTGTAGCTGATAACAATGATCTGCTACAGCAACAGGCACCGTGGGTGCAGCAAGTAGCAGGGGCAGAAAAGTATCTCGGCATGAACGCCGAACAGGTCAATGCCGAATACAAGAAGATGCTTCAGGCATACGACCAGATGGCCGCAAGCGAGACCTTCAACCCCGCCAGTGAAGAAGCCCGTAATCTGATGCAGGAAATCAACGCCCTGGACGACTTGATGGGGGACTATTACGGCGACCTTTCCGAATATGCGGATGGGTCCGTTTCTTTGTTCGACAACTTCGGCAACTATGAAGTCAACGATGATATGCTGCAATACAACATTCAGCATATGAATGAAATGGTCGCCGACTATGGAGAACTGATCGCAAGTAACCAGGAAACCATTGATGCTTTCATTCAGAACATCGTAAACGGCGTGAAGAATGGTGCGATCACGATTGAGGAAGCCGAAGCGCTGATCAATCGTACCTTTTCTTCTACGGAGAATGGAGCAGAGCTGGCGGCTAATGCCATTGAACAGGTCAACGCGGCGTTGGATGACAGTGGTGACAGCGCAGAGAACGCCGCAGAGGGAATGGGCGAGGTCACTTCAAGCGCTCTTGATTTGCAGAACGCCATTCAGCCGATCATAGACAAGATGACAGAGCTGGGCGAAGCCTACGATGAAGCGTACAAGAGTGCCCTCGACAGCGCCAACGGACAATTTGAACTGTTTGAGAAAGTCGGCAAGATAAAGGTCAGCCCGCAGTACGTCAATGATGGCGAGAACTCCATGCGAGAGGGGCTGGAATCCCAGGCCAAGTATTGGGAAGAATACTCCCAAATGCTTGAAAAGGCTAAGGAACTTGGCGTCGATTCGGGCATACTCGGCGAGCTGGCCGATGGCACAGCCGAAAGCGCTGAGACGCTGAAGCGCCTGACCTCCGAGAGCACGACGCCTGAAGACATCGAAGCTCTGAACGCCGCCTATGAGCTCGTCCAGCAGAAAAAAGCTGAATTCGCTGAAACCGTCGCAGAAATCCAGACCAATTTCTCCGAGACCATGACTGCCCTTCAGGAAGAAATGGCAAGCACGATTGAAGGAATGGACTTTTCGAGCGAAGCAGCGGAATCAGCGAAAAGCACGTTGCAGGCCATGGCCGATGCTGCCATTGCCATGGTGCCAACTGTCCAGGCTGCTTTTGCGAAGATCGCGGCGGCAGCGCAGGCCGAATTGGATAAGATTCACATGCCTGACATCAATGTGCCTGGGGGAGGCGGTGGCACGGATGGAGCTGCTGCTACAGGCACGA